CCAGACGACTGGTGTGACGCGAGGCGACTTCGGTACTCCGATGATCGTTGCTCCGCTGATGACCTTCCCTGAGCGTGTTCGTGTCTATACCAGCTATGCGGCAGCAGCTGAAGACGACCTTCCGCCCAACCTGCTGACCGCGTTGTCTGACTGTTTCGGTCAAACTCCGCGTCCCCGTCAGGTCAAGGTCGGTCGTCGTGCGGTGTTGAAAGCCGTGGTGGAAGTTGCGTCGCTTATCGCTCTGGGCACTTACACGCTCAAAGCTGACGGCCAGACTTATACCTACACAGCCGACGGCACGCCTACCAAGGCTGAGATCGTTGCGGGGTTGGCGCTTGCTATCACGGGCGACACCGACGAAACGATCACCGCTACTGTGGTCGGTGACACGCTGGAAATCGCGTGGATCAGCACTGTGGGCGCTGTCGATCTTGTGTCGAACCTGCAATGGGGCACCATTACCCCGCTGGCCGCTGCTTCCGCAGTACCTGACGACCTGTCCGCAATCCTTGATGAGGATTCGAACTGGTATGGTCTGGTGATGGTCGAGCGTACCAAAGCAGACCAGCTCAAGGCAGCTGAATGGACTGAAGCGAATGAAAAGTTGTTCATCACTGCAACTGACGAAGCTGACGTCCTCAACCCTGCACTGACTACCGACCTGATCAGCGTGCTGAAGGACACCCGCTACTATCGCACGGCGGTTCTGTTCCACACGAACGCGGCTACCGAGTACCCTGACGCAGCCTGGGCCGGTCGTGTATTCACCATCCAGCCTGGCGCTGAAACTTGGGCGCTGAAGAGCCTCGCAAGCGTAACGCCCAGCCCGCTGACCGGAACGCAGAAGCAAACTGTGGTCAATAAGGGCGGCAACACGTTCGAGTTCTACCAAGAGCAAATCGCTCTGACGAATCCGGGCAAGGTTGCAGCGGGTGAATGGATTGACGTGATCCGCTTCCGCGACTGGTTGAAAGACACCATCCAGACCAACATGGTTCAGATGATGATCAACCGTGACAAGGTGCCTTACACCGACGCCGGCATTCAGCTCTGTGTCAATAACCTGCGGAAGTCCTTGAAAGAGGGTCAGAACGTGGGCGGTATTGCACCGGAGGAACTGGATGCACAAGGCAAGTCCGTTCCGGGCTTCACCATCACTTACCCGCGTTCCGCTGAACTGTCTTCTACCATCAAGGCAAGTCGCATCCTGGACCTGAGCTTTACCGCTCGTCTGGCTGGTGCGATCCATGTGGTCGAGATCAGCGGTGCTTTGGCTTACGAACTTTAAGGAGAGCATAAATGGCCGCAGTTTTGACAGGTTCTTATGATCCGGCACAAGTGATCGTCACCGTTGGTGCGGTCATTCTGTCCGGGTTCAGCGACGGTGATTCCGTCATTGCACGACGCGCTGAAGATGTATATCTGACTCGCGTGGGCACCGATGGCGGTGTGGGCCGTGCCCGCAATGCCAACAAGATGGGTGAGTTCGAATTCAAATTGCTGCAAACCAGCGAAGCGAATGACCTCCTCTCCTCGTTGGTTGCAGCGGACGACCTCATCAATGACGGACTGATCGTTTTGCCGATCGGTGTGGTGGATGGTTCTGGTCGTTCCCTCGCTGCTGCGACGCAGTGCTGGATCAAGACCATTCCGGAAGCCACGTTCGGAAAAGAAGTGGGCGAGCGCGTCTGGGTATTCAGCGCAGCGGACCTCAAGATCTTCCATGGTGGCGGGTCGTAAGTTGAGGTAATGAAACGGGCCCACAAGGCCCCGTTTTGCTATACTTGACGCATTGACCACACATCGGAGAAGAACATGCAACAAGAAACCTTTATCATCGGCTCACGCGAATTCACTTGCGTGCGAATGAATGCCTTTGCGGCCAACAAGCTGCTCATGCGGCTCCAGAAGATTGCGGTGCCTGTCATGGGATCGCTCATGGGCGCTGGTAAAGGTCTTGGCGACATTGACGTCAAAGAAGCTGCGGCAGCTATTGCCGAGCACTTGGACGAAACTCTGATGGACACTATCGTTCTGCCTATGTTTGCAGAAGCGAAGGTGTTCAGCGCGGAGCAAAAGAAATTCGTGAAGTCTGGCACCGATATTGACCAGTGCTTCACAACCGAAAATCTGTTCGACCTGTACCAGCTCATCTTTGAAGTAGCGAGGTATCAGTTCGGCCCTTTTTTCGGATCGCTGGTGGAACGCTTTGGAAGTCTGACCGCCGGCGAGAAGAAGGCGTAACTGTACCGGGCAAGCTAGACGACACCCTGTCCGAGGAACTATGGATATGGCGTCCGATACTTGCGGGGAAGGTAACGCTTCGGGATGTCAAAGACGGAACGGCTTCGGTGGAAGACTTGCAGGCGCTGAATGCGCTGATGGATATGCAGTCAGACATCGAAGCTGCCCAATACGAAGCAGCAAAGGCACAGAGGTGACCAATTGATTGTCCGCGAACTGATTACCAGACTAGGCTTCTTGCTCAACCAGTCTCAGCTGAACAACGCTGAGAAGGGTGTTAAGCGGGTAAAGGATAGCGCCGAGCGCGCTGCTGCTGCTTTCCGGAACATTGCCTCTGCTGTGGCCAGCTTCGCAACAGTCAAGGCCATTATCAACATCGGCGACGAGATGCAGAACATCCGCTCCCGTATTGGCCAGCTTCCGCAGACAGTGGGTGACGCGGGTGACGCCTTTGACGAGGTAGCAGCGCGTGCAAGTGCATCGGGTGTGAAGATTGACGCCTACGCTTCGCTCTACACCAAGGTCGGCAACGCTGCAAAGGACTACATCAAGACCCAAGAAGACCTCCTTGGCATCACAGACACCATCTCACAAGCCCTAGTTGTAGGCGGTGCAAGCGCACAGGAAGCGTCCGCAGTAATGACGCAGTTCTCGCAAGCCCTGGCGTCGGGTGTGTTGCAGGGTGATGAGTTCCGTTCCATGGCGGAAGCTGCGCCGCAGTACCTGGACAAGCTCGCTGAGACGATGAAGATCCCTCGTGAGCAGTTGAAGAAGATGGCGTCCGATGGTAAGCTCACCGCGAAAGCTGTGATTGAAGCCACTCGCCAGATGTCAAGCTACTTCGGCGACAAGTTCAAAGAGATGCCCATGACGGTAGGCAGGGCCATGACTATCGTCAGCAATCGGTTCGCCGTCATGATCGACCGAATGAACCGCGAATCGCTGTTTATTACCAAGCTGGCGAACATTATCCTTGCGGCATTCGACAAGATCGAAACTGGTGTGAATAATCTTGTGACGGCCTTTGGTGGGTTCGAAAACATGATGCGCTTCGTCGGTATCGCTATCGGTGTTGCGCTCGGAGCCAAGGCGCTTGCAATCCTGTCCGCGTTCCGTGCGGCCAGCTTGCTTGCGATGCTCCCATTCCTCAAGATCATTGCAGTCATCAGCCTCGTGGCTCTCGCGCTGGAAGACTTGTATGTTTGGATTCAAGGCGGGGATTCTCTGATCGGGAAATTTGCTGGTAATTGGGAGGATGTTAAAGACAGTGTAATTGGAGTTGCAAGTGCCATTGCCGCCCTTGGTGGCGCGTTCCTACTGTGGAAGGCTGTTGTTGTAGGCACTACCGCTGCACTACGCATCTATCATGGCGTGTTGCTTGCTGTTGCTGCTGCCAAGCGTGCGGTAATTATCGTTGCGATGATCATGAATGCGGTGATGGCGCTGAACCCGATAGGCTTGATCGTTCTTGCTGTGGCTGCGCTTATTGCTGGCCTCGTTGCGCTGGTGGTTTATTGGGATGTCGTGAAAGGCTGGATTTCCGGCTTCTTCTCTTGGGTGATGGACAAGTTTTCAGCCCTTGGCAAGTTCGTATCTGGTTTATTCGAAATGGATTTCTTACAGAGCCTAAAGACTGTAATGGTCCAATTCGGGAATATGATATATAAAGCTATCTTCGACCCGGTCGTGAATGCCATTACCGACGCATGGGACGCGGCGAAGAATGTGGTTTCTGGTGCATGGGAGGGAGCCAAGAACTTTGTTGGCCTAGGCGGAACAGGTTCTGGGGCTACCCCTGCCGGTACAGTTGCCCCTGCACAGCTTGCGCCAGCGGCTATGGGCGCAGGGCGTCCAAACGTGCAATCAAATACCAATGTCACAGTTACCGTCCCGACTGGAACAACTGCCGAGCAAGCTACATTTCTACAAAACGCAGCGAAGCAATCGTTCGCCAAACAGGGCGATGATAAGCTGGCCCGCGATCTTGCGGTCTACGCGCCATGATCGGGATATATTTCGGCGGGCAGTGGTTCAAAACCAAGTTTGGGAACGATCTTGGGAATATCGAACTTGATGCAGTGCTGGATGAGGCACATGACTGGCAAGCTGACGCAACGATGAACCCCGTTGAGGATGGTTCGCCCGTCACTGACCACATTATCGAGCAGCCTGACAAATTGAAGATTCGCGGTTTCGTTTCGGAGACGCCTTTGGTGGCAAGCGAGAGCGTCCGCGGTGCAATCTCGACTCCGTGGGGCGAGAGCCTGACTCAACCAGTATTCGACCTGTTGCGGGATCTTATCAAGGCACGGGAGGCCGTGACTGTCTACACGAAGTATCATATTTATGACGACATGATATTGACGAACCTGAACATTCCACGTTCTGCTGCGACAGGTGAAGCAATCGAATTTACTGCTGAGTTCGTTAATATCAGGAAAGTGGCGACGCAGACCGTGGATGTCCCGGACGGTATCAGTGCAAAGAAGGACAAGAAATCCGACGCTGCTGTGGGCAAGAAAAGCGAACCGCAGAAGGACGCGGGTAAGAAGCAGCCCGCCGAAGTCAAGAAACCTTCGAGCACATTAGCAAGGATGGCAGGGTAATGGCGACATTTCTAAAGATCCCGCTGCTGGCGGAAACCTCCGATCAACTGGTCTATGTGGAGCTGGATGGGAACCCTTACATTCTGCGCGTGCTGTGGAATGAGCGGTTCGGTTACTTCTCACTGAGCGTAAGCGAAGCAGACCAGACGCCGATTCTTGTGAATATCAAGATGGTGAAGAACTTCCCGCTGACGCGACGCTTCCAGGATTTGCGCTTACCCTTTGGCTCGCTGTTCTTTGTGCAGGAGAAGGGGAACGCGGATCGTCCCGGATATAGCGACCTCGCTACGAACTTCAACCTGTTTTATATCGAGCCTGATGCTGTGGTCACTGCACAGCAAGTCCAGGAACAAGTCGCTGCACCATTGCTCGGAACAATCTGGGATTCTGGTTTCACAGGTTGGGACGGCGGTGACACGCTTTGGGATCAATAAGTCATGCTCTTTAACCGAACAGCATCGCTCGTCATTGGTAAGGAAGGTGGCACCGGCAAGGAATTGACGGGGCTACGCTTCTCGTTCTCAATTCAAAAGGGCTCAACTAAGTCCCCGAATAAATGCACCGTGAAGGTGTGGAACGCTGCACCGGATACACGCAAGCTCATTGAGGTCATTGGAAACGTGCTTATCCTCAAGGCTGGTTATAGCGAGGATATTGGCGCGGTGGCGATCTTCGCTGGTGACGTGGTTCGCAGTCTTACGGTTCGCGAAGGGCCTGACTGGATCACGGAGATTGAAATGCAAGATGGGTTGCTGGAATTCCGCGATGCGAAGGTATCAATATCT